AGAAATCAAGCAGGAGAACGTCCGTGAACTTCTGCTATCAGGAACCGTGCAGGATACCACCCTCATCCAGACTGAGTTCTATAACACGGTCATGCAGGGAGCTGAACCGGTCCAGTGTATGAGGAACTTCCTGCCTACGATCACCATCACCACGGGGAACTCCATCCAGATTCCAAAAGGGTCAGCCGGAGCCTATGCTGATGATATCGCAGAAGGCCAGCCGATCACTCCGAAGAACGGGAAATATGATCCTGTCACCATCACGGTTGGAAAGGTCGGGGATGCCCCGCTCATCACTGATGAGATGGTCAAGGATTCCAAGTATGGCCTGATTGCACTGGAAGTCCAGAAATCCGGACGCCGGGTTGAGAACAAGTTCAACCGGAACGTCATGGCGGTGATCCTCGGATCTGGTCTGCAGACCCATGATACCACGGGCAGCAACCAGGGAATCCAGGCAGTTCTTGAAGCTCAGTCGAAAGTCGGAGACAAGAACTATATCGCTGACAAGGTGGTTGCTCATCCCCGTCTTGCAGGAAAACTTCTTGCAGAGACCTTCCCGTCTGCAAACTATTCCGGGTATAATGCCGAGGCAGTCAGGACCGGTCAGGTTGGTAATGAACTTCTTGGCATGGATTTCCTCAAAACCTCTGTCAATCCGGCTGTCAGCGGGAAGACCTGGGGGTATAACTCAGATGGGTATTACGGTGGAGTAGTCGCAGACACGATCAACTTCGGGGCTATCGTTCTCCGTGAGGATATCCAGATTGAGAACTTCCGTGACCCGATGAAACAGATTCAGGGTGCAACCGTGACCATGCGGTTCAACGCCGGAATCATGGACAAGGAAGCAGCCTGCGCAATCATCTACTGAGGATCATGGTGCTGAGTTCTGCTTCCGCTCCCTGTCTCTCCGGGAGAAAAAACCGGGACCTGAATGAAGAGGAGCGGGAGCAGACTGAAATCAGGAGACGGGTGTATTCAGTCCCTGTGGTTCCGGTGGACCCTCTGACTGAGACGGATGAGAAGATCGATATCAGGACATTACCCGGGAGAGGATAATGACATACATCGAAGTTGCTGAATTTAAGGCCCTGACCGGCTGTTCCCTTTCAGATACTGATATCGGTTACATCCTCCAGACCGCTGACCGTGATGTGAACAATGAACTGTCGGCCCTGGAAAACACCTCCCTCTCTGCTGATTGCCTGCATAATGCAGCCCTCCTTTTTGCCCGTGCTGCTCTTGCTGACCGGTACCGGTTTGATGGAACCTTTGATGCATCCACTACTGATTACAGTCATAAGGGGAACGCAGAAGCGACCATTACCAGCCTGAAGGCAGAGGCCCGGTTAATCATCAGGAACGAGGCTGCAAAGAGCATACTCTGGATTCAGAAGGCTAACCGATGACATATCCGGGATCACTGTTGGTACATTCAGCTCAGGTGCAGTCCGGGGTTACAGAAGGGGCTGAAAATGCATACGGGAAAAAGGCAGTCACCCCTGTGTATGCCACGGTATCATGCCGGTTTGGGATCTCCTCTTCTACGTTTGAAGATTCTGATTCAGGATACCGGATAGTCAAGACTCCTCAATGTATTGTTCCTGCCGGAACCGTCACACGGGAAGGGTATCTGGTCACCGGATTGACTGAACCGTTCACCAAGACATATAGGATAAAAGCAGTTAATCCTGCTCTTCTTGCCAGGACAGTATCTCATCTTGTCCTTGACCTGGAGGCTGTTACATGAGTGAACAGGTCCGGGTTGAAGGGGTTGAGAACCTTGTTGCCAAGCTCAAGGAACTTGGGGGAGTTACTGCTGATATCAGGAAGGATGCAGTTACCGCCATGCTCCGGGTGCGGAGTGCAGCCCGTGATAAAGCTCCGGAGATGAGCACGAAACTGAAGTCTAATATCATCGTCAAGGATGAGACGAAAGACGGTGAACTGCTGGTCTATTGTGGGATATTCAGCCCTCAGGTGAATTATGCCGTTTATGTGGAATACGGGACCGGAATCCATGCAGAGAACGGACAGGGCAGGAAGGACCCCTGGATTGCACCGATGGTCATTGACGGGGAAGATACCTTCCGCTGGACTGAGGGACAGCCACCTCAACCATTTCTCCGACCAGCCTGGGATGAGAAAAAAGATGAGGTCCAGAAGATCATCGTTCAGGCCCTTCAGGCCAGGATAAAGGCCCTGACATGATTGACGCGATTGTCAGGAATAAACTTCTGGCTGATACAGCCGTCTCCGGTCTTGTCAGTACCCGTGTCTATATTGATGATCTCCCGGTCCCGGCAGTCCTCCCGGCAATCACGGTCCATCCCACAAGTGGCGTCCCGTCTTCTGAAGCGAAGGGGGGTTGCATGACCAGAATCCAGGTATCCTGTTGGGCTGAAGCAGGCACACCGAAAGATCCGGAAACTGTAGAATCAGTATCCGCTGCAGTAAAGGCGGTGCTGGATAAAGCAAGGATGAACATGACCCCGGAACTCTGGACCGTTGGATCATACAGATTTGCTGTAACTTCCCGGCATGTCACCGGGGGAGTACGACTTATCGATCCGGTAACCGGCTGGTATCATGTTCCAGTTGACGTTTTGATTACTTATCACGAGGTATGAAATGGCCGATGTAGTTGAGTCAGACCTGACCAAAGGCCCGGAAGTAAAGATTTACGCCGGGGGAGAACTTGCACAGCTTACGAAAACAATCAGCTCTGCAGAAGCGAGCGCCGGAGGGTTCGACCTGGGGAGTTATAAGGCAGATTACGGTCTGCTGGTCGGAACCGTTGACGGTGCGGTAACTGCATTCACCGGGTTTGCAGCAGACGGGACTACTCCTGCAACGGAAGCATCTGGCATTGAGTTTGTCAAGTATGCCGGGATCGCTCAAGATGATGTGGTTGTTCTCAACTTCATTGATGTTGATACGGTAGCCTTGACCCAGATCTCGAGCTGTAAGGATGTGAAAACTTCCACGAAAGCGGACAGCTCAAAGACCGCGGTACACGGACAGGCAAACAAGATCACTTCAGTCGGAACTCAGGAGACCTCCGGATCGTTTGAGATGTTGCTGGTGAACACAGCTATCAAAACTATGTTCCTGGGTGACCAGGTCACCGGCAGCCCGAAGACCGGAGAAACCGTCTGGACGAACAAATACCAGGGATTCAAGTCTGTTGGGTGTATCGTAGGGAAGAAGGTGAACACCTCAGGGGTAGTCACCAAGAAGTTTGCCATGTGCGGGGTCAAGGCCAATTCACTTGACAAGAACATGCCCACTGAAGACTTCTATTCAGAATCATTCAACGTGGATATCGACTATCTCATCGAATGGGCTGCAGCTGCATCATGAGTACCGGAACCGGGCAGGTAGATAACCCTGCCATATCTGCCGCTTTTCATTCCAGGATGCATCAGGAACGAAAGGAAGCGGCTGCGATGGCATCAACCGCTGATAAGATCCTTGGTCTTCTGATAGATGATCCGATTGTTGTTCATTTGACAGAAGATGTCAGTATGGAGTTCTATCCTCCATCCGATGATGAATACATCGAGATTGTCAGGTTCCAGGGGGAAGGTCTGGTCGTAGCTGAGCGGGCTAAACGGTTCGGAGTTCAGCCAGGGAGTGAGGATGATGCCCTTGAGAAGATTCCTCAGGCGATGGAGATCGTAGATTCAGCCCGTGCGATGCTCACCACCCTGAATGAGATTCTTGCCCGGTTATCGGTCGATCCTGCATGGACCGCTGAGAAGTTCCGGCAGATGCCCCGGAAATACAAGACGCAGATCCTCACCACTCTGATGGAATCATATTCCGGTGAGATTCAGAGCGTCCGGAAATTTCGCGGAAAGCAAAAACGGTAAAGGTATGGCTCAGATGCTCATGGCATGGCATCTGACTCCTGGGCAGTTTGGAACCCTGCCGATTCGTGAACGTATTTTCATCATGTCCAGTTGGAACGCGATCAACACCAAGGAGGAGTAATGGCAGATGGAGTATTAGCTGAATTATTCGTTGT